ATGAACCTCAATATGGATTCGCAAACTCGGCAGACTTGCAGACAGCCCTCAACACGATGCAAACAGCAGAAACAATGTTCAACGATCTACCTTCTAGCATTAGGGCTAAGTTTGATAACGCTCCAGGCGCTTTTCTGGACTTCGTACAGGATCCAGACAACCATCAAGAGATGTATGAAATGGGCTTGGCAAAAAGCCCTCCAGCGCCAAAAGAGACGCCTCCAGCGGCTCAAGAAACCCCGCCTCCGAATGGAGGTGAACCGGCTTAAACGGTGAATCCGACCAGTGCCCTACTTGATGTAACTGGTCGGACTGACACCAAAACAGTGTCAATCCACAAAACAAAAAAAAAACTGGTCAAGTAATGACCAAAAAAAACAACGATTTATAACCATTATGTATTGTAATCTACTACATTTCAGTGTTACAATAACCGTATGGATAAATCAATCATAGATAGAAACAAAATAGAATCTCAAATCGATCATATCGATGAGTATCTAGAAAAGCAGCGCAAGAATAACGCCAGGTTACGCACCAAGCGACACCGGCTAATCAAGCTGCTAAATGACCTCGATCAAATCGAGCTAAATATCACAGAAGGCGACTATCCAGGAGACCTATAACAATGAAAAGACGTTCAAAGATGAGCAAACGCCGCTCGCGCAAAAACTTCAAAAATGGGGCAGTCAAGACTCACAAATTCAACACCAGCCCCAGACCTATGCGAGGCGGCATCAGGCTCTAACAACCTTTTCTTGTAGACCCTCGGCCAACCAGGCCGAAAAGAAACGAAACAATTAAAACTGAGCGCGCGGAGCGCTCAGGGGGAAAACCCTTGTGCCCTGTTACAAGCCAATCCAAGGCTATAGAAGCAAGACTACGGAAGAATCAGGAAAACGAAAAATCGTATTTTCTACACAGACAGGCTATTCGGATCAACCTATCGAAGTGCCCTGTGGCCAATGTATCGGCTGCCGTCTGGAACGCTCACGTCAATGGGCTATGCGATGCGTTCACGAAGCCACCCAACACCAGGACAATTGCTTCATCACCCTTACTTATAACAACGACAATCTACCCGAAAACCGGAGCTTGGATCTAGAACACTACCAACTATTCATGAAACGGCTCAGAAAACACGCCGCCAAAGAAAACCACAAAGTCAGATACTTCCATTGTGGGGAATACGGAGAGAAATACAGTCGTCCACACTATCATGCCATCCTGTTTGGCTATGACTTTCCGGATAAAAAACTATGGAAAGAAAAAGCAGAGACCAAACTATACCAGTCAGAAACACTAGCAAAATTATGGGGTAAAGGATTTTGCTCCATAGGGGATGTAACCTTCGAATCAGCCGCTTATGTAGCGCGCTACGTGCTAAAGAAAATAACAGGCGACGAAGCGGAGAACCACTATCGGTATACAGACGAACTAACAGGCGAATCATTCCAAATCACTCCCGAATATACAACCATGTCTAGAAATCCTGGCATCGGTAAAAGCTGGTACGACAAATATAAAAAAGACGCTTACCCCAAAGACTTCGTAACAATGAGAGGTAAAAAGCTTAAACCACCAAAGTATTACGATAGCCAACTCGAGCGAGAATGCGAGGAATCCTATCAGCGAATAAAAGCAAACCGACGAATGACATCGAGGAGGAACAAACACGATCAAACCAGAGAAAGACTAGCAGACAGGGAACTAGTCAAAGAAAAACAAGCAAGTTATTTAATCAGAGAAATAGAGGTAACGAAAAAATGATACTACAAATCTTTACAGTTTATGACATAAAAGCACGTGCATATTTACCACCTTTCTTTGTACCATCAATCGAAGTAGCAAAACGTACGTTTCTTGATGCATCATTGGACAAAGAACACCAATTTGGAAAACACCCAGAAGATTATAACCTAATGCACCTCGGTGAATTCAACGACGAAAACGGAACCTTCAACATCTTAGAATCAAAAGTTAGTCTAGGCTTAGGTATCGAACACAAAGCAGCCTATGAAAACTTCCTGGAAGTAGCTAAAAAGAATCAACAACTAACAGAGGAAAATCAGCAATGAAGTCAGTAATGACACACAAATTCAGCGAAGTACCCAAGGCAGAAATACCGCGATCATCATTCGATAGATCACACGGCCTGAAAACAACCTTCGACGCTGGATACCTCATTCCAATATACGCGGATGAAGCTCTCCCAGGCGATACGTTCAACATGAACATGACCGGCTTCGCGCGCCTGGCTACACCAATCAACCCACTCATGGACAATATGTTCATGGACACGCAATTCTTTGCGGTGCCCTTACGCCTACTCTGGGATAACTGGCAAAAGTTCAACGGAGAACAAACCAACCCGGGAGATAGCATAGATTATCAGATACCACAGCTTACCGGTGGAGTAGTTGCAGCCGGAACACTCGCAGATTACATGGGAATCCCAGTAGGAAACGATCTAGGCTGGAACTTTACAAGCGCACTATGGCACCGCGCCTACAACCTAATCTGGAACGAATGGTACAGAGATCAAAATTTACAGAACTCCGCAACCATATCAACCGGCAACGGGCCGGATAACATCAGTATCTACCCAATTCAGAAACGTGGCAAAAGACACGACTATTTCACCTCATGTCTACCATGGCCACAAAAAGGCGATGCCGTATCAATACCAATCGCAGACACAGCGCCAATCGTTGCAAAAAACGAAGATATATATGCGCAGAACGTATCAGATGCAACAGATCGCGCTATCACTTTCGATACATCAAACAATATTCACGGCTCAAGCAGCCCATCAGCAACGGCATTAATGCGATGGGGAACCCAAACCGGCTTAGAAGCCGACCTCACAACAGCGGCCGACGTCACAATAAATCAACTCCGCCAAGCATTCCAAATTCAGAAACTACTAGAGAGGGACGCCCGCGGTGGAACCCGATATACAGAAATTATCAGATCTCATTTCGGCGTTACTTCGCCGGACGCCCGAGTTCAACGCCCTGAATATCTCGGTGGAGGTAGCTCACCTGTTAATATCACCCCAATTCCTCAAACAAGCTCAACGGACGCCACAACCCCGCAGGGCAATCTTGCTGCTTATGGAACCGCCGGACTCACCAACCATGGCTTCAGCAAATCATTTACAGAGCATTGCGTAGTTATCGGCCTGGTATCAGTACGGGCCGATCTTACTTATCAGCAAGGCATGGAAAAACAGTTTCACCGCCGGACTCGCTATGACTACTATTGGCCGAGCCTATCCCATATCGGCGAACAAGCCGTATTGAACAACGAAATATACATCGATAACACAAACGACGATTGGGAAGTGTTTGGCTACCAAGAACGCTATGCGGAATATCGTTACAAACCCGCTCGCCTAACCGGCAAAATGCGCTCCAACGTAACCGGCTCACTGGATACATGGCACCTCTCGCAAGACTTCGCCACTAGGCCGGTACTCAATGCCACCTTCATAGAAGAAGATCCACCAGTGGACCGCGTTGTAGCCCTACCGTCGGAACCTCATTTCATCTTCGACGCCTATTTCTCACTCCGTTGCGCAAGGCCAATGCCCCTCTATGGCGTCCCTGGCAACATGGATCGCTTCTAATGGCCTTCGATTTCACATTCGGAGTTGGCGAAACCATCGGCGGCTACCTCGGCTATAAAGGCACTCAGGATACTAACGTCGCGAATAGGGATATCGCGGCGCTAGCCAATCAACACGAAGCTCAACAAGCGGAAATCAATCGAACCTTCCAATCGGGCGAAGCGACAAAAAACCGTCAGTTCCAATCAACGGAAGCAAGCAGACAAATGGCGTTCCAGGAACGCATGTCGTCAACCGCAGTACAACGCCGAATGCTGGATCTAAAAAGAGCAGGCGTAAATCCCATCCTTGCCGGTAAATACGACGCCTCGACAACTGCCGGCGCTGCCGGCTCCGGCTCAATGCCTAGCGGCGCCCAGGGCCGCGCCCACACCATACCCATGAAAAACAAATTCGCTTCAGCCTCAGAGATGGCGCGAACAATCATGGAAATCAAAAACCTGAAAGAGACCAACGATCTCATCAAGGGACAGCAAGATAACGTCAACATGGATACCTTTCTCAAAGGTGCCCAAATAGGAAAAACTCGTGCCGAAAAAGACAAAGCAATGGCTGATGCTGCTATTAAAGGCTCTAAGGTGCCTGCTCACAAATTCCTCGAAAAAGTCGGAAATCAATTCTTCCAAGAAGTCGGAAAATTCTGGGACAAAATAGACCCAATCCACAATTCGGCAAAAGAGCTAAAACGAAACTCATATTCAAAATAGGTGATCAACAA